AAACCCCTCCGACTTTAACATAAACAGTTCCCCTATCTTCAACGCTAACTACAAAGCCTTCTTCGACATCTACTTCTTCTAAACTATTAATGAAAAGGTCAGCCATAGTAATCTCCTATATCTTGAACACCCTACGACCCTTAAATACAACTTCTTGGTGTGCCAAGCAAATGAGAACTATATGCCACGAAAGCCAGAGTATGAATCCAAAACAACAATAAATTCTTTCAATCATTATTATACCGGATTCTTATATCTGAATTGAACTAATCCGGCCCCTCCCGGTGCGTTTGTGTAATGAAGTTTAGCAGACCCGCCTCCCCCTCCTCCCGGTGCTCCTCCTGCTACTCCTTCGTGCGATGTACCTCCTCCGCCACCACCCCCATAGGCAGGAGTAAATCCGTATAATGGCGGAAGATTATTAACACTTGGGTCTCTAGAATTAGTTCCATCTATAAACTTTCCTGCGGAAGACCCCCCATCCAAACCAACAGTTCCCCCATTTCTATAACCATTTCCTCCTGAGTAAGCCACATCAGCATTGACACAACTTCCCGCCGCTCCGCCAACTCCTGCCGCAGAAGGAGAGCCGTCCGTACCCGGAGCCGCAGATAAAATAAGTGTTGGGTCTATTTCTTCTATGCGTACATCGTCGATATATAGATTTACAACACCAATTATTGTTTGTGGATGCCACATATCAAATATTATCTTGTAATCTGTATAATCTGGATGGGCGTAAAATAATATAGTTGTTTTTACCCACACATCTTCGTCTGGTAGGCCGTTCTCTATTGTATAAAAGTCCGTAGTCCATCCTTGACTCCAAATACCGTCGCCTTCGGTCCACTGAACAGATACAGTTTCACTTGTATCACAAAGATGTACGCCTATAGGCCAATCATTTACTGAGTTTTTCTGTCTAGTCCAATAAGATAGTCTATACAAAGAGTTAGGAGTTAAATTAAAACTTTCATCCGAAAAAGCCCCAGTCTTTGAGTCTTCTGTAAGGTCTACCCTAATACACCTTAATCCTTCGTGGATTATTGAACTCTCTTCATTTATAGTTTCCTCGCCATAACTTATAAGATTCCAATTCGTAGGAGTATGCTCATCTGTCCAATTCTCAAATCCTCCATCTTCAATTTTTTGATTGGAGACATCTCCTTTGAACACCTCCGTGTGTTCTCCACTGCCCTCATTAAGAACACTATAGTAGTAGTCCCCCGGTGATACTGTTATTGTTCTCTGAGCAAATGCTCCCCCGCCCCCGCCTCCGCCGCCATAAGTAGAACCTCCAGCCCCGCCTTTTCCACCATGTCCCCAAGCCTCAACGATTAGTTCTGTTACTCCCGCAGGAACTGTTATTTCATATAGAACGGTTGTCCAAGATATTTTGGGTGCAACCATAGCAAACATATATGAATTAGAGTAATAATATTCTTCCCCCTCAATGGTAGAATCAGCATCGTATTCCGCTTCAAGTACCAATGTCAAAGCATTATATTTTCTAACGTGAGTAACATCACTATCAGCACTATGAACTATAAGAAAGTATAATGAACCGTTATAGTAAACAAGTCCATATACTCCTACTACTTCATTCGCTCCGCCAAGATTCAATCTGGTAACATAGGATAAATCCGAACATCTATGAACTTTTAATTGACATCCTAAATCGAACCCACCATCCAACATATAAAGATAAGTATTATCAGTAACTATAGCCATAGGCCATATAAACTGATTATCCCCCAAACCGTGGCCTATAACTCTACTAACTAAACTGAGGTCGCTGCAAAGATATTTGCTCAAGGACTGCGAGTCATTATTGTCATTTGATGTGACATAAAGATGAGTCCCATCAGTGCAAATTCCGTCTGGGTGTATCCAATCAATTCCTTCTCCCTCGGTCCAAACAAGTGTTTGAGCAACATAGGATAAATCGGACATTGCATACTTAACTATTCTAGAATTAGACCAATCGGCAACATAAACATATGTTCCGTCCGAGCAAATCTGCTGTGTTACCCAAAGAGGCCACGTAATGTCTTCGGGATTTTCGGGGTTTGGAATATAAGCATTACTCTCCGCTATAATCTCACCAGTTTCAGCATCTATCTTTGAAACAGAGTCCTTATACCCGACAAACCCATTGTTACTCCCCCACCCAACTGCATAAATGTAACCTTCGTAGTAACAGACTCCAGTAAACCAAACTGGAGACTCCCATCCACCGTACCAGAAAGGACTTACCATCATGTAACCTTCTGGAGCAACAGTATCTAAATTATGCCAACGCCACGCAAAATCATTGTATGCACCATTAGAGACCATAAGAAACAAATCTTCTATGGGCGTTTGAAACCATATATCACCGTCCTCACCTCCGGAAGGACTATCACTACTTATGGTAATTTTATGTTTCCATTCAGGGAGGTCGTTGTCCAACGTAAGTATTTCTCCATTTCTATCTCGCGCAAGACGTTCCCATTTATCTCCTACAGAACCTCTAACAATATCTCCTTTTGCAACAGTATCATTATCGGTATCGGGGTGAACGGTTCCGTCTAGAAGATTATGGATTCCTACGGGTCCAATACTTCCGGCGTTTTTTATCAACTTCTTAAGATTTATAATTGCTCGCGCATACTCGGAAATTTTTACATATCTTTCAGCCATGGCACGACTCCTTTGGTATAAAAGTTCCGTCTGTCCTAACAACGAATCTTTCAAGAGTAGGGACAGACTGAACAACGATGTAGAATATAGGTGTTTTCACCATCCCTATCCCATGAAGACTACTCCATTCCATAGGCATCTGTAAAAGAGAATCTAAAATCATAGACAAGTCCTTATTCTTAATACGGGCTAGATTCATTCGCTCTGTAGACAAAGCGATAGTTTCACCACAGTTAAAAGAACAAGGGATGTGAAATCCTATCCTTACTCCAATATAGCGAAGAAGAGGATTTGAGTACGGATGAGATTTTACCAGAATGAGATTTTCATTTTCTTCTATCGCGGGGGAGGCTTGCGCCGCTTGCCACATCGGGTCAAAGAACCCTCCAGACCACGACTCGTCAAAAAATTTGCAGCAGCACTTTGGAAATCCTAACATAACACCCTGACGATAGTTGTCTCCGTTTATAAAGGCATCCTTAAAATCCAAACAATCCTTAATAGTCCTTGCTACAACCAAACAAACAGACGCGGGTTGTCCACTCCGAGGTTCTTCGTGTTTGTGAGAAAATCCACCAAACGAAACCACTCTTTTCAGCGGAAGAGAAACAAGTCCGTGTTCTGCCCATCTTGCAGAAGATTCTGGAACTGACTCTTCGCCAATAGTCTGCCACGCGCACAATCTATGCTCGGCAACAACACTATCTACTTCAAGTTCATGAACCAAAGCAGAAATTTTATCCAGAGGGTCTTTCCATGTATCCTTAGCCTTTTGAGAAAGCCATATCATTCTTGAAAATGACCCTGTATTAAAGTTCTCTATAAGGTTCATTAAACTCCTGCCTTTACTCTGTCAGTATGGTCCCCATGAGGACAATCTTTGTAAGGAGAAAGAGTAGAATTTAATGATTTTCCATCCTTAATTGTCTTCAGTTGATTTTCAGTCAACCTTCTATCGGACCTCCAACTACTTTCTCCGGGCATTAAATTTGCCACAGCTACAGCAGGAGAAGGAAACAGTTTATTACCAGACAAGGTTAGCATATTAGGAAACAAGCCTATAATTTTATTCTCTATATGACTGAACAGAGTTTTCCAAGCCAGACAAAAACGAGTTTTGTTTCTCCAGTCATCATCAATTGCCTCTCCCGGACACCCCCCTTTGCATATCATCCAAAACTTACAGTCTTTACATCCTCCAAAAGCTTGAGGAGTTTGAGCAAGGGCCAGATAACGCTCGCTGGCGTAAGAATCAGCTGCCAGTACCTGAATACCGTCAATCGCCCCTCCACCCTTTAAACAATTACCTAGATTACCTTCCTCATCGATTGTTGTTTCTGAAGATGTTTTCCATATATCACATTCAGTAAAAACACAGGTTTGTTGCATATGCCCCAGCATTAGGTCAACAACATCCCGATAAGGCTGCCAATCAAGGGCGGGGTCAGAAAAGCAAGTATCAGAAAGAACAGAAAAAGAATATCCAAGGGAGCCGGAATCAAGTTCTTCGTATGGAAATTTTTTCTTGTCGTAGACAACCCCCTCATTTGTTCTAACGCTGGTGCAATTAAATTCATTCTTCAGCCGGAGAAGAAACTTTATGAATTCCGGTAAGGATTCTTTTGAGGCATTATACTGCCGCAGAACCGATATTACACTAATAGACAGTCCAGCATCCGAGCATTTTTTCATATTCTGAAGAACAAGCTTTGTTCCTTCCTCTATTTCATTAACCGGAACAAATCGGCTATTCCACCTACCAAAGTTAAGTTTAGATGTATCTCCATCTAGGCTAAACCCTATATGTGTTTGAAACTGTTTAAAAATATCAATGTGCTTCTCGGTTAAAAGAAGTCCATTTGTCTGTATCGTAGTTCTTCCCCACAACTCATATGTTGTTTCTAAAATTTTATTAAAATCTTCTATTGGAACTAACATAGGTTCCCCGCCATGAAAACAAGGGGTTGCCCTCTTTTTTCTGTCGTTCCTGTCGTCCTTTGATACTTTATTACTTTCTTCTCTGAGTCTTTTAAGTATTTTATCAATGTCGTACTTTTTAAATCCTACTCTATCTCGTATTTTTGTTTCGTAACACGAACCGCAAAGACCATTACAATTAAGGATTTTTATATTGTATCCCATATTGCTACCCTAGAACTGAGAATCTGCGTGAGACATATCAGTATGAACGTCTGCGTAAGAATCCCCATGTGCGCAGTCAATATGAGGAGTATCCAAGTGACCAACAATAACCTCCATAATATTTTGGTGTTCCACAAAAATACGAGTTGCTTCATCAGAATAACCACTTGCATCATCCCACAGATACCAAATTCCAGTATCTCCATAATCATACCAATTAATAAACGGAGGTTCCGGTGGTCCCATCCAAGTACTAACTTTTTCACCATCCAAATAATCATAATGGTCAGGGTGCATAGTATAATCTACATGTTCCAAATGCGCCCAATGCCCTAAATCCGTATGATAATCTGAATAATTATCTGTGTAAGCGTCTCCGTGGTCCACATCTGCATGGGCAACATCTCCGTGGTCAGCATCAGCATGCTCAACAGAGGATATGTCTGTGTAAACGGCTTCGTGTGAATCTTGGTAGGCAGTATCGGCATGGTAATTTCCATAAGACTGAGAGTCGTCTACTCCCGAGAAACCAGTACTGGCTGGGGCTAAGTTCTTCTGAAACTCAAGAACGCGATAAACTGCATCAGCAAGAACGGTTATGTCATTTCCATTAGAGTCCTTTATAGTCTTGGAAATAATAATCTTATCGGATGGAAGAAGATTGAATCCGTCCATCCCCATAATACCTTCAACGGATTTTGGAGGGACTTTTACCATCGCCAGATAAAAAGTAGCCAAAAGAGTAGCTTCTGTCGGGTCGTAAAGGGCTGTTTCTACCGTAAGAACACCCTTTTCCTTATATCGATATTTTACCTTGTCATCAAAAACAGTAACTTTCTTTAGCTCCCCAGTTCCGCAGTTTTTATCATAATTTAATATGACAGTATGATATGTTCCATCAGTAGAATACTTTAGGCCAAGTTTTTCTAAATCCTCTTTATAAACTCTGACAGCCCCCTCCATGGCAGAGGTATAGTATTTAAACGTCCAAACGCCATCCATTCTCGGAATACAATGGAAAACAGCCGATTGCTGGAAGATTCGTATAAGGTCCAAAGCTGGCATCGAAGAATCTAGATAGAACCCCATCTTTGCTGTCCGAGCCGCATTAAGTGCCAGCAAAGACGAAATATCTATATTTTCATATGGTATTGAGTTAAGAGTATTAAGAATAAAAAAAACACCATCCCCAAATAGCTCCGACCACGTTCCAGAACTAGAACACTTTACTCCCTTGACATCGCAGGTAACAACAAGGTCGTTGATGTTATTGACTAAAGTTATTGTTGCGTCAGTAAGATTTACAGAGTAATCCGAAGGAGTTAATAAAACTCCGCCACGGTAAACATTTGTCACTTCCTCTATTGGGTAAGCAGAAATTTTATATTTGTATATAGACTGGTTGGATTGTACTGCAATTATTCCTTTGCATGTACCAAACGGAATTGGAATAGGAGAGCCATAACTACTTTCCTCAGTATATTGATATTCGGGAAGTAGAGGGTCAAATGTCGTCAGGGGTATGTCCCTAAGTTCATTGACCCTACTATCAGTGACTTCAAACTCCGCTTGCTCATCATTGATAGTAGGATTTCTTACAATCCCTATAAATAAGGTCTCAAAATCGGAATAAGGGGAGCCTTCTTCTGCAACTTTAACGTAGACTGAAGCATTGTGCCATATTATTGATTCAAATGCCCAGTACAACCAACCATCATTAACAAAAGTCAAAGAGCCAAATTGTATCTGCAAGTCTCCAATATAGTAATCTCCAACTCCTTGAGTTATTGTCGGAAATGATTCATCGTTCAGATAAGGAAGATAATAAACTTCATGCAATGATAATGTAGGATTGGCTACGGATTTAGGACTATAAATAACCCTATTATCTTTGGGTTGTCTGTTTGTAAAACAAACATTAAATCTTGCTATAATACAATAATCATAAATTCCTCCGGTTTGGGTTGCCGGACTGTTATTTCCAGACGTATGAATATAAAGAGTTTGATTATTAAAATCAAAGTAGAATGACGAAGCGGTACTTTGACAAGCTCCGATACTAGCAGTCGGAGTGTAGGATATCAAGGCATATACACCACCCTTAACTGCTCCTTCTTCAACAGCATCTACTTCTCCGTATGTAAATGAACTGAATGGAATTGACCAAGCCCCCGAAGAATCAACCCAAGATTCTCCTTCTATTTCCCTGCCCGCATGAACTTCAACAATAAATACTCTCCCTATATCGGGTTCCGCCGCCAAGAGCTGAAAAGATGAGAGTAATCCGGAAGTAAACCCTTTCTCTGATACAATAATGTTGCTTTCTGCAACAGAAAGAAAGTATTCAGGAAGAAGAGTTGAATTTACATCTTGTACCACTATTGTGGCAATACGAGTTGGAATAACGATAGTTCCACTACTCAAATTTTTTGATTCAGATATGGTTACTGTGCTAGAAAGCACCGGAACAATAATATCAGAGAGAACAAGTGTGCTAGTCTGAGAAACTGATATTATATCAACTACAGATATGTCAATGTCGGGCATTCTTACCTCATTTTTTCAAGGCCGACATCAAGAGTCCAGTTGTTCCAGTTCACATAGGTCCAATCAAATTTAAAAAATCTTACATAATTAGTAGTGACATACGGGTCTAAGGTATCTTCTGTAAAGAAAAACCCCTTATGAGTTCCTGCCGAATCAAAAACAAGCTGAAAGTATGGTTTCTCTAGTGGAGTGACGTTGGAGAATTTAAACGATTTAGTCCAATACTTATCTTTAACTACAGACGATAATTGTCCGCCCTCGCTGGCCCGGATAGAACTAGGGTCAAGCTGAGGAAGTTGCTCTCCATAATCATAGTTTCTAGTCGGTTCAAAGTACGGACCAAGATAATTCAGACCAACCTCAATATAGCTATCAGTATTAGAATCGTCGTCTATAAAATGTCTCCAGTATTGATAATAATAATCAGCCCCTAGAAACTGTATCATAACATCGTTGTTAATTACGGGAAATGTATAATCATAAGAGGGTCCACCCCAAGAATTCGATGCGTTCCCCTGAATCTTTACAACCGCAGTTGGACTAAAATTATTGAACTTCGTTATAAAAACCATCACGTTATTGGACGGAAGCGGAGTACCCCTATCACAAATTAAATATTGGTCGCTAACTTGTCCTGTTTCTGACCTCCAAGTTCTTGTGAACCAACGGTGCTGAGAATTCGATACAGGAAAATTGGGGTCAGCCGAAGAACCAGTAACCACACTAGGAACCCACTGATTATTGTACATAAATCGGCATTTCATTTAGTACCCCCGAACACTCTTTGGATGAGTCAGGAATGTTTCTCTTTTCGACATAGCCTCAAGCTGAGGGACGATTTTCTTTCTAATAACAGCGTCAAAAGAATCTGCATCTATGGTAGAGACATTGAACTCATTATTAACCTCGACCTTAGACGACCCTGCCCGGATAGCTATCACAAGGTCGCTGAGGATTTTCCTAATTTCCCCCGTGTCATCCCCTCGGGCGGCAACCTTAACGACTTCTCCGGGATGCATCCGGAAGAGCTGTGACTTACTACCCATCTGCCAAGTACCCCCCTCCTTTGCCTGTATGACATCCTCTCCATTTGCCGAAACATTGACTTCTGCAGAAGGAGTTGGCAAGTCGTTAATACTCTTCCCAAGGGTATTCATGGCTTCTGTCGCCGTCACAACTCTCGCAATCATATCGTCAATCGGATTTGTAATAGCCGACATCTTGATAATAGTATCTTCAACTGCAGCCTGCGTACTAGAAGAAACTTCTGCCATTGCTTCTTTTGTGGTCATGCCAGCCTGTAGTAAAACCTCATATAAATCATCTGTTTTTATAACGGGGGTAATATTAATAGGAGTTTCAGGAGGAGTAGTTTTTTTCAGGGCATCCGCAGCTTCTTGCACCGCAGCTAATGAAACATCTCTAGCTTGCTCCTTAGCAGCCGAGGCAGCCTCTTCTCCAAACTCCTTGACCCGCTTCATAGACTCTCTAAACGCCTCAGGAACAGCCCCGCCAAGGGCGCGGATTATCTCTCCGAACCCAGCCATCATGATATCGTTAGTCTGAAGCTGCTTCTTAGACATGAGTCCCTGTTCTTCGGCCTGCTCAATCAAATGTTTAGTAGTATCGTCAATCTGATACCCATATTCCTCTTCCATGAACCTCAACCGCTCAAGGGTTGGGGCGATTTGGGAAAGCGACTGCTTTTGCGTAAGACCAGCCTCCATCATCTTCTGGTAATAATCAAGCATCGCCCCTTCGGAGTCAGAGAAAATTTCCTGCGTCATTGACCCTGTATTAAGAAGGGCATTCATAACAGCTAGATTTCCCTCTACCGCAGCGAACAACTCCTCGTTGGCTTTCTGGACGTTACGGATTTTAAGTAGTTCAGTAATTGCAGAACTTGCCGTTGTTCCCATTAACTTGTGTTTTTCAACTATTGCATCAAGCACGGGCGCAAGAGAGTTCAGAGCATCAATAAACGAGACCCCGTTCTTTGTCATGGCATTGAAGGTTGCCATAGCCTGCCGTTCTATCCGCGCAAGAGCAGGAACGACATCCCCTGCCATACCTGCCATCTTATCCTTTATGGCCTTCAACTTATCCTCAATACGAATCCTTTCCCACGGCTTGAGAGCATTATCTGCCAACTTCTCCATCAGGGCCGTCTGCTCTTCTGCCAACTTTGTCAGTCCCGGACCAGCTGCGGCAATCATCATTTGTAATCCCTGAACGGCAGAAAGTGTGCCTCTTTGTGTCACTCCAAGCATCCCGTAGACATAATCTGTAATTTCCTTGACCTTTAGTCCAGACTGCATGACCGTAGTGATAAAGGTTGTCATAGACTTGGAACCAAGAGTTCCCATTCTTTCAGCCCCCGCCAAAAGAAGGTCAAAGGATTTTCCTAAACTCTCGGCGGCCTCCTCCGCTTTAAGCGTTCCTTTGTTGTATTCGGTAAGAGCAGCAATAGACTTACCCCAGAGGGCATTAATATTACCAATATTAACTCCCATAGCCTCAATCATAATTGAAAACTTGTACGCTTCCGCAGCCGCCTTCCCCATTTCTTTATACAGACTTGTTACTTGTGCCGCCGTTTCTCTTGTTATTTTTCCATAGCTGCTCATTTTTGCAACTAGAGCGTCTGTATATTTTTCAAGTTCTTCGGCATCTTTTTCGGCTTGTGTTTTTGATTTTTTGAAAAGCCCTCCAAGAATACCGCCAAGAAGGGATGCAACAGCAGTAACGGCGGCTACAACAGCCACACCAACACCACCAATAATTACCAAAGCTATACCAGCTACCAGCCCACCAACAGCAGAACCCTCAGCCGCATATGTTCTTCTTCCAGCCGCTGCTCCCATAGCATTTCCAATAGAAGTTCCAAGAGCAGCCGCAAGCTCGGGGCCAATCGCTACCAGCATATCAGTTACTGTAGCTTTTATTTTTACTGTGGATTTTTTATTATTCTCTGCTATCTCTGCAAATTTAGCAGAAATCCTTCCCCCAATCTGTCCAATTCCAACGGCAACCTGACCCCAAGATGATAACACTGCTGCCTTTGTTTGTATTGTCTGCTTTTGAAGATAAGTCATATCGTCCGTAATATTTTCCACCATTCGGGAAGCGGAATCAGCCATTGACTGCCCAACCGTACCGAAAATTCCCCCAGCGACAGAGAATACGGCAGACCAAATAAAGTTAATATCTGTAGCCGTAGCCTCATGAAGTTTTTTTATCTCGTCCATCTCTTCTGCAGTAGCCCCAACACCCTTTTTTCTGAGTTCTTTGAGCCTAGCATACATTTCTTTATTTGTAACTATTTCTTTATCTTTGAGTCTAACAATATTTTTAATAATAGGGTCCATCCACTGAGTTTTCCAGACGAGCAATCTCGCTTGGTCCGCCCCCTTAGCGGAGGCCAGAGAACTTTCGTAAGCGGCCCCTATCGTTGCTGCTTGTGTTTTAAACGCGGCGAGTAAGTCCGCTTGTTTTTTTGGGTCACTCTCGGCTGCTAAATCCCTGCGAAATTGAGCATTAGCTAAATCCAACTCGGCATCCTTCATGCGCAACTGCAAGCTTAAATCAAGCTTTATTTTTTCATTTTTATAGTAGTCTTCTATAAGCCTAGCCTTTTCAGCATACAGTTCGTTCCACTTGAGTTCTTCTGCGGTAAGAGCTGCCATGACTGAGGCATGACGAGCCTCCTCCAATTTTATCGCTCCCTGATAAGCTGCAGTTTTAGCCGTAACTGGTTTTTTAGATACGGGCTTATCATAACTAGCAAGTTCAGTCTCTATATCCAGCAAAGCCTTTCCACTTTCCTTTGCCGCCGACACCGCTCCAGTTACCCAAGACTTGAACTGGTCCTTGCCCCAGTCAGCCCACTCCCTTTGCTTTTCTTTAAGATTATCAAAAACAGTTATAATCTGTTGTGCATACTCATCAATATTTTTGAAAGACCTTTCAAATGGAGTTAATGTAGTTTGAATCAGGTTTTTAAATTCATCGGTTCCTTTACCCGCAGCTCCTCCAAGAGCCTTAAGGGAAGCAACATACTTATTAACATTTCCTGTGCGCGAAAATTCAGCATTAATTGAGTCAAGGGCTATTTGTAACTTGACTGTTTCTGTTTTTTGCTCTTCCACAGTTGTAATACCGTAAGAAGCAGTTATAGCTCCTTTCTGGCTTGCAGATAGGGATTTTCCTTGCTCTATAGCTAGAAGGGCTTGCTGAAGAGTTAATTTTTTAGTTTGCTCGGTATATGTCTGTAAAGATATCTTTCCACGAACATATTCACCATGTACACCCTTCAGTTGTTTTTCTATAAGGGTATACGCTTTTTCTTGTTTTTCTTTATCTTTAAGTCCCTCTTCTACAAGAAGAGAATATGCTTCCTCTATCGTATAAGCTTGTCCAAGAGCCATTTTTCCTTTTGTAATAGAAACTACGAGTGCATTTGTCATATCAACTGTAAGCAAGCCCGCCTTACTAAGTCTTTCTAAATTTTCTATATTCAAATCTAGAGTATCATTTAAATCTTTTATTGTTTTTACACCGAGATTACTAAGGTCATCATCTAATTGTTTTATTCTCTTTTTCAATTCATCCGTTTTAACGGCGGAAAGAAAATCAGGTTGAAACTGCTCTAAATAACTTAAAACAGATATATTATTTTTTGCCCCGCTTGCCACAGCAAGAAAAAATTTATTTACTCCATCTTCTCCCTTACCAAATTCTTTTTCTATTCCTTCCAGAGTCGTACCCGATAATTTTAAAGCGTATTGAAATGCCTTAACTGATAATATTCTGGCAGCTCTTGCCTTTTTTTCTTCTTCTGAATAAACCCCAAACCAACTATTTACAGCTTTAGTTCCTGCATCTCCGATACGCATAAAAAATTGTGATGCATCTATAACCGCATTTTCAATCCATTTAATTCCTCCCTCAGTAGTATCAAGTATATTATTAGCAAAAGTATCTATTCCGTCTGTTATAGCATTTCCAACATCTACAATTTTTGAAATTACGTTTTTACTATTGGCAGATTTAGTAGAATTTGGCTCTTCTTTGACGGGCTTGAACATATTATCTTCGTCACCAAACTCTTTAAGTTTTTTTCTGGCAGCTCTAAGTTCTTTATCAACATTTTCTCCCCATTCTTTAAGAGGATTCCCATGCATCTTGTACTCATTAACTTTTGTAAGATAATCATACAGAGTTACCAATCCACCAATAACGAGCGTAATAATTCCAGCCCAGCCAATAAAAGCAGCTGCTTTATTCATAGCCAATGTAGACAATCTTGCCGCTTCCGATGCATCTTTTACACCCTTAAGATTAACTATATACCTAGCCAAAACTTGAGTGGCATTATTTACCGTACTCATAAGAGTACCAAAAATGGCTATCAATGGAGATACAGCCGTCATAAGCAAAACAGCCTTTACTCCGGTAGAAGCGATGGCTCCGGCAGCCTCTTTATGTTTTCCTATCCAGCCATTCATACTCTTAACAACCTCAACTATCCAACTCACATATGATTTTAAGGTAGGAAGCATCTCATCAAGTAGTTGATAATAAACACCTTTAAGACCAAGTTTCATCTCCTCCATTTTTCCACTAAAGTCTTCTGCGGCCCTAGCGGTCTTCTCACTAATAACCGCTCCAAGTTCTTCCGCCGCTTTCATAGCTTCTTTTAATCCTTCCGGACCAAGATTCAAAAATGGAATCAATGCTCTTCCATACCTACCCATTAATATTTGTGAAACTTGTAACTTCTTTCCTACATCGTCCATTTCAGCAAGTGTTTTTGAAACATCCATAAGAACGTCTTTAATATTTCTTTTCTGCTTTGTTGCAACATCCACAAGTTCAATACCGTACTTTTTAAATGTCTTTGCCATCAAAGATGTTTGTTTTTCTGCCATCGCCATATTTCTACCAAGTTGTTGCATACCATATCCAACATACTGTAAAGAAACCCCAGACTTTGCCGCAGCCAGTTGCAAAGCAGACAAGTCTTCTACAGAAACACCAGTCCGTTGATGCATATACCAAAGACTTTCAGCATAAGCCAACGCCTGTTTTGTTGCCATAACCGCACCCGCAGTAATAAGCGTAAATATGGCAGTAAGTTTCATTCCTATTTGTTGTATAGCTTGACCACTCTGTGTAAATGAATTTATAAATCCACCAAATTTCTGGTTCACACCAGCCATTACTTCACTAAGTCCCCCCATAAAGCCCTTCGCTACATCTATAGCAAAACCAAATTTTCCAGCAAATCCCTGAGCCTCTTGAAACCCCTTTGCCGTTGCTGAAAGAGCTTGGCGCAAACTCATCGTAGTCTGTTCCATCCCCCCAACAGCCGCCCCTACCCCCTCGGTAGCCACCTTCATCTTGTCTGTGGCATTAACGTAATCGTCTCCAAAATTAATTATAGAGACAGACCCTTGATTATCGAGTGTGATTACAAAAGGAAGTTCTAACTGTTCATTCGCCATCGGCTCGGCCTTTCATATCGTCAGAAGGACGATTTTCCTTCTTTGCCAACCGCTTCTCATTGGCAACATCAATCATGTACAGAAGCTTACCGGACAGCCTGATAGCCGCTGACTCACCGACTTCTAACAAGTCGCATAATGACCTGACCAACTGAGGGTCAAATTTTAAGATACCGACATTGGTATCGACAGATTGCGTGAGTAGAATCCCGAAGATGAACCATGCGTCCGAATTCGCCTGCAAGAGCGAAGGAACGCCTTTGGGACACAGGCCATCTTCGTCCAGCTTCTCGCAATTCGGTCTAAGATTCTTCGGAAGCTGGTCAAATACCCTTTTACAATCCTTGCAGTTCTTGGCATTTGGAGTTTCTACCCACGCAACTATTTTTCCAGATTCGTCATCTCCTTCTCGGCCTTCTTTTTGTCTTCTTCAAACTGTTCCGGAGTCGTGGCAATGGAAAGTACCCAGTTCTCAAAGTCCGAACTGTTCCAGAGCAGGGAAATGCGATTTTCCAAATTGGACTCGATTTCCATATCATCGCTAACGCCGGAGTCAAGTTTGACGGGCCAGAGCCTCTTGAACTTGGCTACCGTCAATCCCTTCCATCCCTTGACCACGCTTTCGGCCCAGACCTTGGCAACACGCCTGCGGTCCACTTCCTGCTCCTGCTTCCGGGTTTCAGCATTCCACTTTCTAATAGTGGATTCGTCATAAATCCGAAGCATCTCCTGCTTCCCGACAAATGCTATTTCAACCTGAAACCCAGAAATACTGGGATACTCCATCCAGACAGTAACGCCTTTCATCTGCGTACTGTCAATTAACCGTTGAAGGTCTACCATTAATCCTACCTCCTATAAGTAAATTTACTTAAACGTCACTTTTATTTCATCGTCTCCGGCTGCCCCACCAACGGCTGTGAACGGAAGTTCAATCATGATTTCCTCGTCCCCAGAAATGACCGGAGTCTTGTACTCAATCTTCGGGCAGGAAATCTCCATGATTTTTCCCGCAACGCTGCCAGCAGGAACGATAAGCGCGTCCTGAATCTGGTAGTCGGAACGATAGAAATAAGTCGGCATGTTCTTGTAGAAGTAAAGTCTCAGTGTCCCCGACACATCCCGGAATCCCGGTGCGCCGTAAATCGTGGGGACAACAAGCCCGTTCTTCAGGTCTGTATAGTACTTGATGTTGTTGTTAATCGTAATCGTAGCCGACAGAACAATAGCCGTATTCGTATCAATGGTCAGATAGCCGAGCTTTCCGTGTACGGGCGCACCCACTTCAACTCCATTGGCAGGGAACCACGCCTCAACAGCGGACCCGGAATTAACAACTGCTCCAACAGCCGGACTAATAGCCAAAGTATTTGTAGTGTAGTTTACGCCAGTGACAAGAAACCCCAATCCGGTATTAGTAGCAGACCCAATCGTAACCCTAGAAAGTTCTGTGTAACGAGTGGCATCATCAACATGAATATGGTCATCGGGGGCAGCTGTAGTCGTAGCCAAAATAGAATGACCCGCCCGATACCACTTCATGAACTGCCCGCTCCACGCAACAGAAGCTATGTCGGCTCCCGAGACGTTGACTTCTCCCTGATTGACCGTGCATCCTGCCATGTAAAAGACCGTATGACCGACCTTTCTAAGAAGAGAAAAAGACGGCAGGTTCGTAGTGCTGTCAAGCGTGTAGTCAATTTTGACATTTGGAGTAGGCGTGTTATCGCCCATAAGACATTCCCAAAGAACGTCCGTCTCAGGCTTGGTCCCGGCAACACCGGAGGGCTTCACATAGGTATTGAAGCTCCAAGAACCGGGATTCGTCCGGGCCTTGATAGGGGTAGAACGACTGCGCCGCGCCCTGACCTGAGCGTCATCAAGAAATTCGATTTCCTGATTCGTAGTAGCCGCACCAACCGCAAGGACCATATCCGTTGCAGTCGGGTAAACCAGAGTACCTTCGACTTGCTCCTTCTTGACAAACAGTTGCTCTTCGTTTGCAAGAGAAAATTTCTTCATTTGTTATCCTCCAATTTGATAAGTTCCGTCTTTACCTCCCATCCCACGGCTTTTCCATACATCAAAACAGAAGTCTTAATGCTGTTAAAGACTCGTTCAGGGACTTCTACCCAAACCCCCATAGGTGCTTCTCCGAACCCAGAGATTTTCCTATTGGCATTGCTAGACTTAACATAGTATTTAGAAATTGTGAATGTCTTCGGTTTTTGTATGGGCGGTTCCACTTGTTTTTGTTTCTTTGGTTGATAGTAATTAGGCATCTGATATCCTCTTTTCATACTTCATTTCTATCGTGGCAATAACCTTCCACATGGGGAATTCCCCTGAATTTCTAATATCCGAAACCGATACAGAAGCGCAGGTCTCGTTCAATGTAGGGTCTCCTCCAAGTGCATCTTTTACCTCCTTGAACAGGGCTTCACCCTGCTCCCAGTCTGTATTAACACCCAAATAGTAACAAGTCAACACAACCCGGTTTCTCCACAAGGCATGCCTGCCTGTTAAATACGGCATAGGAATCTCAGAACTCGGTACTATTTCTATCAAAGGGTATTCTGCGGCGGAATACTCATCAGTGTCTATTGGTCCAGATGAAACAACTACTGTTTTCATACTTGTAGTCATAAGTATTGTAGCCAATCTGTCCAGTTGCAAGTGACGAGTAGAGTCTGCCATGATGATTTTCCTAAACCTGCCCTAGATATGAGACGTTGACCATAAAGATAGCCGCACAGTGTGGCTCCATAAACCCTTGGTCCGTACTAATTGAGGCTACTTCTACCCCATAGGCCACGCCACCCGCAGAACCATCGGAAGTAAGCGCAGTAAGACCCTGCGTAATAAGAGTGTTCAAAAGAGTGGACATATTACCATCTTCGCTTTTACTAAAAATTACAACCGTGTAAGATGCAGTTATTAAAAGGACATCCGAGCAAACATATTTTCTACTCTCCCGAAGTTCGTTCAAAAAGGCGGACGGGTATTCATAGTTCTCAAAATTCTCCATGTGCTGTCTGTCTACCCGCTTCATTCCAGAGATTCCCAGCAGGGCAGACTCAAGCCATGCAGCTATTGCTTCCCTTGTTCCAAAATAAATTCCCATTATTGCGGCTCCGCTTCTTTACTTGCTTCTTGCATTTTTACTCTTATACTGTACTGTACAATATCCGAAATTGCTTTATTGACTTCGGTAAGTTGATTGAACAAAGCTCTTTTTGTTTGCCGGACCATGCCATAAGGAGTTGTTCCGGGATGCCAAACTAAAGAGGCAAAAATCTCAGTTCCATCAGAAATAGTAAAGTGAAGTGGTTTTCCGGGTACGACAACCGGGGTAGTTCCACCACGGATAAAATGCGGCCTCGTTCCGTATTCAAGGAATCGCAAAAGAGGATACGCATTCGGACTCGTATTATGGATGATTATTTTATCAATAAACCCTTCGTTATCTAACTCAGCATCTCTCGTCCAATAATTACCAACGTGGTCGGGGGCGTTATGCATCTGTGGGGTAAGACGTTTCAGCATAGCCAAAGTCCCCTCTTGCCCATCTATGGTAGTAACCTCGTCTGCGGTAAGGCTCCAAACAACATCTCCGGCATACTTCTTAAAGTTTTTCATCTCCCCTATAGCGGCGGCGAAGACGGCATCTGGAGTCTGTAACTTGAATTTCATGGGAACATATTCTTCCTTGATTCAACGCTAAGATACTCATTGAATCTTTGACGTAATTTCTGAGCGTCCTGAAGAGTTGGGTCCGCCTGAGACCACGGAAGCATACCGCCCGTGTGCGAGACAGCCGTAAGTCTCCGTCTTTTTCTAGCTACGAACTCAAGAGCTTCTGCCGTACAGTACCAGACCATTAGTTTTTCAAAGCGGTCTGGAAGGGAGTCAAGAGTCCAGCGAGAAACACCTATGTACCAGACTTTGTCTCCTGCAGTCGTTGGAGGAGGAATCAAGAACAACTTGTTATCCTGAATTCTGAACATCCAGTCATGCGTATCCCGAACCTTTTTCTTTGCCAACGCATCGACAAATTCCTTATAAATTCCGGTCTCTACATCGTAAGGTCCGGGAGTAACGCCCGGAATGAAAACGTCAAAATCCGTATCGAACAAATCCCCAAGAGTTGACCCACCACTCCAGTCACAAAACAAGACATCTTTAATTCCAGAAGCTAAAGAATAATCTGGCTGGTTTTTGACAGTCGTGATGGAATATATATTCCAGTTAGATACAGATTCGCTGATTTTATCCAGACAGTCCTGCACCATCTGGGTAATATCATTATCAGCTATTTCGTCTTCTTTAGGATTACCTGACTCAGCCCTTGTCCGGCTCAGGACTACCGCTTCCCTCACTGGCATTTGATTCCTCCTCGTCTTCGTCAGGAACAATGTCCTCTGCGTTAATTACCAAGACCTTCTCCCGAGCAAGTTTTGCCCTAAGTATATTTTCACTCTTTCCCGGTTTGACTTCAACTGCGTCTCCCAAAGCATTGTAAAAAATCTCAGGATTCTTCCCCTTGTTTGTCACTATCTCCTTGTAGTACTGAATCCTGTCTGTAAGAACAACACCATTTTTTTCTGTCATGATTACTCCTTCTTATAAGATGACCACAAATTTCTAAACATTTCCAGTCCTAAATAAACTCCGAAAGAAGCCTGTCTCTGCCAGATAAACAGGACTCAATTACCTCATTGGTAAGGGTCAGACCACATTTTGGACAATCTTTTGGGTTTATAGATATAATTTTCTCAAGATGCTCTTGGCTTCCCCACAACTTTATTAGCTCCGAAAAATTATCGTACTTTCCAAGATTTAAAGTATTATCTCCTCTGCGGTCAGGACACAGGTAAAATACCTTATTTGCCGCAAATACACCCGTCAATGGTAGTACTGAACACCTCTCAAATCTGACAATCTTATCCCAATCTCTTCCAACTTTCTGAACAATCCCGTAGATATGAAAGTCAGGAGATTCAAGTTCAAGCCTAGCATCCTTAATGTATATTTCAGATATTTTCCTAACTCCGACTCCATACTTGTAATGAGGAAGCCACATAGGTCTGATATGAACCTCGTCAACACCTATGCGTTTTGCTATGCTGCAAAAGGAGCGTATATCAGCATAGTTTAAATGATGAATAATAAACTTCATCGTGATTACCGGAGATTTTTCTTTTCCTCTTTCAGAAACAAGAGATTGAATCCCATTTATAACTTTTTCAAGCGTCCCCAACGGAGCTTTCTTAATTTTCTGATATGTCGCTTCGGTAGCGGCATCAACGGTAACACCAACCCAAGAGGCTCGTAATAATAGCTCTCGTATCTTTTCATTGTTAAGAGAAGTTCCGTTTGTCTTTACTCCTATATGCTGTTCGTTCTTATATGCCGCAGCTAAAAATTCTTGTATTTTAGGATGTAGTAAAGGTTCTCCTCCAGAAAGAGTAATATTTTTAACCCCCCACTCTGAGAGGTTATTAGGAAGAGAAATGAAAATACCGTCAGGAATCGATGTTGGAGAGTTATTTCTAAAATCTCTATTCTTGCACCACATGCAGTTGACATTGCAGTTGTTTGTTGGGTCAACTGTAACAGAAAGAGGTGGAGGAAGTTCTTTACTATCTCCTCTCATCCAGACAAGAACTTTTTCAGCATGTTCTTTTTCGGCAAGAATCCTCATACTATTAAAACTATGATAATTATATGTCCATTCTTTCCACATTAGAATTCTCCTTCACTTCAAATTTTTCTTTGTTCTATCAGCTGATTGTGCTGCTGTGTATTTCAACTTTATAGCGTCAGTTCCAGAAATACCTGCAATTAAGATACAAGCTATCCAAGTTGATTTATCTACCAGACTTGTCAGTAGAGGCATATCAAGACTTGCTATTTTTACAAGATACAAAGAACCAAAGTTCAGAACTGCCCACCCAATAGCAACCCGAACTCTACGACTCCATTTTCTGCCATTTCCTGCTTCTTCGTTCATGTGTCTCCTCAAACTCTTTATTCAATTTTCTAAAGTTTTCCAACTCCAAATTAACGCACCCAAATGTCTTAATATCCCCTCCCTCTTGCGGGTCCGTTTCAAGGTCGTATAGTTCTTCTGCTTCGTCGTTTGTTAAAATATACTTATACTCTCCAGCCAAAATTGCTTTTTTTCTTGTGAAGTTAAATAATGCTAAGAAAGATGCAGGCTCAAGATTTTCCCAAATCTTATCTGTCCAAACCTCACTGACAATAAAGTCATGTGATTTATCAGATAGCAGATTTATTCCATCTCCATACGACTCAACGTCAAGAATAGTTGGAGCTATATCGATAAGAGAAACTAATTTTTCACTGGTTGCAGCAACCCGTCCGGGATAGTAGACAGCAAGAGGAACGCTTATGACAGACTCGTAAAGGCTATAGGAATGCGCTCCCCACCCCTTGTCCCACAGCTCCTCTCCGTGGTCAGATGTAAATATGACCATCGTATCATCTAAATATCCGTACTCCTCAAGGAATACGAAGATTTTCCCAAGCTTCATATCGTACTGAAACGCAGCTTCTCCGTAATAATGAATGGCTTCTCTTCGCAGAGTGACATCGGCAGCCGGAGACGAAGATGTCTTGTATGAATTGAAAGACCCTTCTTTCTGTCTTGGAATCAAATCCTTATGCTTGTTTCGCCTTTCCCACGCGCCATAAGATTCATGCGTGTCAAAGTCTTGAGAATAAAAGAAAAAAGGAGGCTCTTCTTTAAGTGACTGAACAGTATCCATGAATTCTTTTTCCTCAAGATATATCCAGTCTCTGGCCTTAAAAGAGTCAAATCCGTCATTAAGTTTGAAGGTATCAATCAGAAACCCCCCACCCGTCCGGGCAACCGTCTTGTACCCCCTTCTGTGCAGAGCAGAAGCCAGACTAAGTCCTTCGTGAATCTTGGGAGAATAAAACTCAGGATGATTCTTCATTATTGAAAATATCTCATTGCGGGACAAGTCCTGAACTCCAAGAGTTCTTGGGTACATTCCCCAAAGCAAGGACATATTTGAAGCCAAGGTCCACGGAGCAGCTGTGTAAGAATTAAGAAATTTAGTGCATTTTTTATCGATAAAATCGTTAAGAAACGGCATGCAATCACTATTGTATGCAGTATCCGAGCGAAGAGAATCAGCGACGATAAGTATTACGTTCATTTTTTGCTATAGTCCTTATATTGCGGGACCACAGGATAACAATGCCCTCCGTTTATAATGGTAGACATCATCTCATCGTACTCCTGAACCAGCGCATTTCTCTGAAGATTCAATCCATCTATTTTTCTTTTCGCTACAGCTACAGTATGGTCATCGGCTTTGGGGTCGTGTGCAACCTCTTCCTGATGCCATAGTTTAAGATTTACTATTGCAAGTTTGTCAATAAGACTGCCCGGAGTTTCCATAGTCATTCTCCTATAACAATACCAATGCCATGATTTGCAAACCCTTTCTTTGCATGAATGGTTACAAACGATTTACCGTCCATCCCCTGTTTCTTTGTAGTAAGTTCGTTCCAAAACTTTTCAACTTCGTATTTTTGATTGAAAATGTCATGAAGAGCGACAATACCAGTAACGTATGGAGAGTAAATTTCATAATCTTTTTTAACCGATTCGTATGTATGACAAGCGTCTATAAAAAGAAGGTCTATTCTTCGTACCTTCAATATCAGTTTCAATTGCTCTAACGTCTTTGGGTCATGCGTATCCCCAAGTATATCTGGAGTAGACTTTTCAGCAGAACTATCAATCCCAATGCAAGTAGCACCAAGACCGAACTCATAGAAAATTCGTTGCTTGTTCTCGTACACACCAAGTTCAACAACAACAGGATTTGTTATCTGTTGCTGTATAAAATAGCTTTCTACAAAATTTAAAAACAAGAACCACTCAGAAGGGTTTTGCCATGGGATAGGATAAATTTCAAATACTTTTTTATTCATTTGACCACTCGCTCATATATCCCCCATGAAGAATAGGACAATGATATCTCCAATCAGCATAATTACTAGGAGTCCTCCAATCTGGACCAAAAAAGACATCCAACCAAGCTTCGGGTGGACTTGGTACTTTGAACATCTCTCCAGCAAATGGTACAGTTGTAAATTCTTTTAGAATATTTACGGGGTACTCTGTATGCGTTTCATAACACTTCCATGTTTTCCCCATTCTCCGATTATAAAAGAACAAATCTTTTTGTCTATAATGGCACTGAATCTCAAAAGGAAGTACAAGAGTATCTCCATCAAAATGCGTCTTTAACCACAAGATACGTCCGTTTCTAATTTCCTGACCCGTAAAATGGGCTTCGTCGTATAACGGACCTAGTTCATAAAGAATATGCTCCATACTATCTTCTGACATTACTCCAAGGTCGATATCCTTATCGTATTCAATAAGCCTTCCATCCCGAATAAGACCAAGCAGAGTTCCTGCCATAAGAAAAACTTCTTCACCAATAGAATCAAGACGCTGCTTCAAAAGAACAAACTCATCCACAACACGGTTCATTCCTATTTTAGAAAATCCAAGTTCTTGGCTCATACGATATGCCCTTTTATTTCAGTAGTCGAAACATTAGGAGTTCTGGGTAAGTAAACAACTTCACAACATGATTTCAAAAAATCGAACTTTCCGGACCAGTCATCTCCGATAACAAAAACAGATATCCCCAACCGTAGAATATCATTATATTTTTGCTCCCACTCATATTCCGGTATAACTTCATCAACATAACGAATTGCTTCCAGTACATTTTTACGGTCCTCGTAAGAAAAATAAGAGAGCTTATTCTTCTCTAGCCTATTGAACTCATCCAAGGATAGCGCAACAGTCAAGTGGTCTCCGAGTTCTTTAGCTCTTCGCAAAAAGTTTATATGCCCATAATGAAGTATGTCAAAGGTTCCATAAGTTATGACTTTTCGCATAACAACTCCTTTGCTTTGGCTAGAACAACCTCGACTGGTATCCCACTCAGGCAGGGAGGGATTTTCCTATTCTCTTTAGACCTATGGTCTGCTCCGTCAATACATTTGACGCTATAATCGCAACCAAGCGTTTTACCATCAATTGGGCATGGAATCTGTACAATTTCCATGGAAGGGAACATTTTCTGGAAGACGCTTCCCCCCCTATACCCAAAAATGGCTATTGTAGGCACCCCCAAGGCTCCCCCTGCGTTAGAAAAGGCCGAGTCCAAGGAAATGACCACATCTGCCACAGACATCAATTTAAGGGCTTCTGTGAAGGAATACTTGTATGTCAGACCTGATTTTTCATCCAGTATTTTAAGGCACACTCCCGGAAGCTCTTTTAGCTTGTTTATCAGAGCCGTCATACCGGGCCAAGTCTTCAACAGGTTTGTCGTCTCCTTAGCTATGGCGATTTTCCTAATTCCATCTTCTACGCCCCATTCTTTATTTGCCCAATCCGTGGCAGCTTCGTCCACCTTAATCGTAGGATGAGTTTCGTCCCCGAAAATACTTATGTAATTCAGATAAATCTGGTCTCTGGGAGTTACAATTCTACCGTACTTTTGCATCTCAATAAGTTCAAACTTATAATCAATGTCAGTACAGTCAATCTTCATATCCGCCTGAAGATTTTCCCAATCGTCCGTCTGAACTGTGTCAATAAATTTGTTAAAGGCATAGGCTTCTTTGAACGCTTTGGGAACAACATATGTTATTTCGCAGGTAGGGAACTTTTTCTTTACAACCTCAGCGATAACCGACATAAATATATGGTCCCCAAGGCCACCCATCCAGCGTCTTATCGCAAGATGAAATGTCCCCTTGGAAATTATAAATTCGCTCATACGGTAAAGACTCGCTCCCGTGTCTATTATATTTTTCTTTATCTTTCCCAGTGCCTGACTCTCATGTGGATGGATTCCCCACTTCTCTTGGTACAGCCGGATGTTAGTGACCCAATGGATATCCCTTGATTTTATTTCTTCCTCATTCGTCTTAATGACTCCACCCAGAACATGATAGAACAAGGCTGCCCCAGTCCTGCAAAACTTCTTCCCCGCCAACCGAATCCGTAACGTATAGTCGTTATCTTCAATATATCTCGGCTTGAATCTCTCATCAAACATACCCACAACCTCAACGCACTCTCTTGAAAAAAGAGTAGCCGAGTACGCACCCGGAGGTATGTCCGTTACGATTTCCATGCTCTTCTGTGGAGTCTGACTATCTATGAACCACGGGGCGCACTGTGCCGTTGTAGCAAATACTCCGTACACATCATTATTGTTCTCAAGAAAATCTACAAGTTTGTCTATGCAGTCAAACCGGAGAGTGATGTCATTATTTACAAGAAGAAAGTGGTCGTAATCCCCGGCAAGAAACTTTTTTAGACCTATGTTCTGTGCAGCCGCAACACCCGTTCTCTTAGACTCGTAATCAATCCCCTGCGCTTTCAACCACTCAGGTGTCCCGTCCGTACTCGCATTATCCACTACGAATACATCGTAGTCGTTCCATGCTCGGATAGAAGTCAGAGCTTTTTTAGTCATCTCCAGAAGGTTGTATGTCAGCATGCAAACAAGAACTTTTTTAGGCTTTGTAAGATGCTTTTCTATTAAAGCTATAACATCATCCGCCTTAATATCTTTAAGACAACGAGTATATTCTTTATCTGCTTTTTCTTGGTAAGATGAACCGTCTATACAATCAAGAGTCCACCAACACGGACCAATCCCAAGAGGGCAAGACCCTTGAATAAAATCAGCCTTCTCATAATCTTCACAATACATCTTACCGTCCGTATGCCCAAACAGAGCAACGGTTCTCTTTTTCAATGCTCCTGCAATATGAAACGCTGCCGAATCCGGAGCTACGATTACATCACATTCATTGATAATAGCCGCCATCTCTCTGACGGTAAATTTATATGCCCAATCCTTGTTCGTACAAAACTTGTCTAAAAAATTTATTACTGAAATCTTTTCGTCTAGTTGTATGACAGAATACTTATTTTTTATTTTATCTATTAACTCTTGCGTTTGCGGGACCGTCCGTGTTTTGCAACTAGACTCGGTCTGAAATCCAATAAGGGGTCTTGGTAATTTATTACAGATAGTTTTTGCCCAAGCTTTTTCATCCTCCGTAACAGCCCACACAGGATTTCTATCAAATAAGAAAAGACCAAGATTCTCTAAAATAACCTCGTTCCTATTTCTGTATCCATAACGTCTGTCAGCAGCTTTCTCCCTCCATTTCAGCTCCAGACCGTTTACATCGAGAACTGAATCAAACATAATCTTAACATCGGTTGGAACTTCGTATAAAACTCCACCCGGTTCTATGTATGGATTATTTTCCCAGACGCTCTTAAATTTTTCGTTGGCAGCTACATAAATCTTTACTCTTCCTTCATACACTATTTTATATGCTTTTGGGATAACGGTTATCATCACGCTATCCCCAAGTTTGTCTATCTTTGAAGCATCAATAAGAATTGAAATCTTATCTTTTTCACGGAACAATTCTTCTGTCAGTCTATGCGCGTTCCAAAGCTCCGGAGAAACAAAATATGTTTTTATATCCGCATCACTCAAAAACTGGTCAAACATTTTTTCTCCGGGACGAATGACAATAGGTTCGTGATTCCTATTATAAAATATCTCCGAAGACTTACTGCTATTAACCCATAATTTACCTTTTGGCAACCTAAAACCTCCTCCACCCTTTTGAAGCATCATATCTTCCATCTGACTCTCTCTACAGCCGCCTCAATCTCTTGCCACACTTTTTCTTTATCAGCATACATACACTTATACTTGCTTCCACAAGCTTCCATCTTTTCAAAGCACGGAACACACCCAATAAGTTTACTAAGACTTACCTCTGTCGCACCTTCCGGCCTTAAAGGATGTTTAGATATTCTCTCAGACCCTCTGGACGGACCCGACAAAAAAACTACAGGGGTACGGGTAAAGTGAGCCATCCACAAAGCGGCAGAATCAACCGTTATCAGAACAAGCGCGTCCCGGAGTAGCTTAACCGTTTCGTCTGGTGGGATTTTCCTATTTTCTCCCATGACATAAACAGGAGCTATCTTCTCTAGCCGGGGTACAAGATAGTCAACAGTCTCCTTTGGTATAGTCTTCAAAGGCTTAGAACCACTATGACAAAACACTATCCCGCCCGTCCCAACTGTCGGTTGCTCCAGAGACCAGACAGGCTCCTGCTTCTGGTCATACCCAAAAAACTCCCTGAATATGTCTACCCTGTGCATAGAGTGATATTTTTCAAGATAAAGGTCTCTCTCAACAAGGTTGTCAAGGTAGAAAGAGACATCATATTTTCTAGGAGTCCTTGTATCAGACATAAACGAAGAAAAAATACCCTCGTTAAAAATTTCTATAAATCGAAATCCTCTAGCGGGGTCTTTGTTCGTTATCAGGTGTATCTTTACATCTGGATGTTTTTCTTTGAACTCGCGGGCCACGGGGAGGAACATAAGGACATCCCCAAGCGCGTACCTGCGTATAAAGGCTACGTCACAAACCCCTTTCATAACCTCTGTATATGTTTCTATTTTTCTGAGTGTTTTTGATAAAGGGATTCTATCGTAGGGTAAATCAAAAGCGGTGCGGGGAGGGATTACAATAGGGTCGTTGAGCCTGTCGTAGAATATCTCAAGTCCACCCGCATTGTAAACCAATTACCACCTCCCCGTACCGTATATACAAAATGAACGGGGGGGAAGGGGGAATTCTTCCCCCCCGTTCTGAACAAACGTCCCTCAGTTAATTATTAGACTATTAACTTTGTGTGAGGGTAACGGTTGCCAGTCCGTCCTTGATAAGCGTACCATACGCGAATCGAGTCATCAGACCCTTTCTAGGCGTGAAGTCGTTGGTATCCACAATCTTCGGAGTCACATAGAGAGGAATGTAGGGTGAGTAGAAACCAACAGAGTCTGTCCAAGTATTTCCCTTATATCCCATGAGGAGCTTGTTCGTGACAGGGAAGAACGGGTCTTTGTAAACCCGGTATCTGTCATTGAGCGTCCCCGAGAGATGCCGACCAATTGCAAATTCAGAAGGGTCGTTGGCAGGCGAGAACCGGAACTCTTCAAGCTTCTCAAGACGCACGATGGTATCGGGATGTCCGATAATCCAATTGGCGTAGCGATATCTCTTCTTGTAAATGAGGTTCGATGCATCCACAACGGCTTCGTAAAGAGTCCGCTTGTAATCCTTCAGGAAAGTCGTGGAAGTATCGCCAGCCAGCTGACCGTTGATATTCCAGTTGACGTTTCCTGCGCCCGTGCCTGTTCCGTACCCAGAGCCGCCCGCTCCCGCGAGGAGAGCAGTGATAATAAGACCGTCAATTTCACGGACAATCTGTTCCTGCAGCACGGTCATGAGTTCAGTTTCGGCATTAAGACCATGGTAAGCCATGAGGTCTTGCTCCAACTCCACCGTCCAGATAGCCTTGAGCTTCTTTTCGATAGCCGTGACGGTCTCGTTGGTGATTTTCAGGTCGAGTTCCTGCACCGTCCCACTCTCAGTCGTAGTAGCATAATTGGGAGACCGGACTTCGGCTACGCTGTCATCAGCAGTAGCTTGGTCAAAGGTGTTGTGATACTGGAAGTCGAGATAAAAAATCTTAGCCGTAGGCTGTGCAATCGGCTGAATGGAAACAAGGTCCATAGCCAAAAGCTTACTAAAGATTTTCCTAACGAGAGGCATGGCGATGGTCGTAAAGGTAAAGGACTGACCGGACGGAGTTGTCGTAGTCGTATCCTCCAACAGGTGCTTGGCCTGCTGCCTCAGGACTTTGGATATAATCCAGTCCTTGGATGAGGGGTCATTCGCCATTTTGAACTTGTCAAAATCTTCCGTCAGGGCCGCGTAAGAGTTTGACAGAAACTTAACCGGGTCTTCAACCAACATCTTCACTTCCGGAGCGGCCTGCTGCCGGAGGTCGTACTGAGACTTCAGGTCTTCATAAATTTCCATTACTTATCCTCCTTCTTAATTTTCATACCACCAAAGGACTGCATCTTCCTCTTAAAGTCCTCCGCAATCGGGTCATTCCCGTCATTGGAAGGTTTAACCACCCCTTTGCCCTTGTCTTCAAGGATTTTAGATTCCTCACTGGCAAGGACTTTGGCGAAATCTTCGTCTTCTTTCAGATACTTAGCCACATCTTCCGGAGTCTTGATAATACCCGAATCCAGTTTCTCGACCAGACGGGTCTTAACCAAAGCTCCAAACTTCAACCCCTGCACACCTTCGTCAATAGAATTACGAAGTTCCTGCTTGAGCTTTTCCTCGGCAACCTTGGCTGCCTGTTCCTTCTGAGCATCCAAAACGGCTGTCTGGTCAGTGATTGTTTTCTCTAAAAGAGTGACCTTGTCAATCAGAGCCTGCCGTTCCTCGTCCGCCACCTTTGCCGCCTTGGGATTTTCCTTAACGATGTACTCTTCAAGATATCCGCTAGAGCTAAGGATATCAACAATTCCCTCAAGGACAGAAAGGTGCTTTTCCATCTCCTTGTCCTTCGTGTTCAGCTCGGCTTCCAACTGAGAGACACGCCCAAGGTTCTCCTTGAGTTTAGCATCCGCCTCTGTAACCTTAGGCTCAAATTCTTTGGAGAACTCAGCCTTCAGTTCGTCTATAATCTGAGGATGCTTTTCTTTCAGCAAAGCCAGAGTTAGTTCTTCAGACATTGCTTCCTCCTGTATGACTTTTTCATTTGCGTCCGCCTGTTCTATGATTTTGTGAATCTGAGCGGACTGAACAGACGGGTCAATCACAAAATCAACACTCTCCAACTTATAACCCTTTTCAATCTCCTCCAATTCCTCTCCGTTGACAGTAACTTTCTTACTGTTACCAGCCCCACGCGAGGAAAATCCCGGCCTTCCACCAGCTCTCAAAATTTCCTTCAAAACAAGACCTGCCGGGGTATTAAGAATAAGACATTCACCAAGAATACGGCTAGGTTGAAACTCGTCCCACCAGAGCTTTGTGACCATATGGGACGTTTCCTTCAGTCTCCCTCGCACCTCAGGATGGTCAACCTCTCCGAATACACGGTTTTCTTGAAGACGGTCTTTCAGACCAGCAAGTGCTTCCTCAAGGACTTCCTTCTTGTAGATTCTTTTGTTCCGATTGGGAATGTCGGCTTCCTGTACAACACCAGTAACCTTCATTCTTTTTTCGGTCTGTCCCTCGACAGCGTCCTCTACAATCCTGAGGTTGCTCCAAGTTGTTTCAACTAAAAGTTTTTCGGGCATTCTATGCTCCATGTATGACTTTATCCATAGTTTGTAACATGTCAAGTATTGTTAATTTTGTCATTTACCACTTCCACTGATAGATTGCAAAACAATAACTAAAAGAACACCAATCCCAAACCCCTCTGCCCTCTTTTTCCATTTGGACTTTTGGTATTCTCTTTTCCACTTATTCATAGCTGTCTCGGCAGAGTCTTTTGCAAATTCACATTTAACCAACTCTTCGCCCCTAAGTTGTAATGCTTCCTGCAACTTACCAACACTACCAGAACATAGAGTAAATTTGTCTACCAACTCTTTAGTCACAGATATCTGGTCCCCAAGTGATTTTCCTAATGCTTCCTCAGACAGAAAGATATTAAGGGTGGACTCAGCTCCGGAACGAGTGAAGTCGTATGTTTGTAGGCCAGTCAGACGAACTTCTGTCCCAACCCTACTTGAAATCTTTGTAACAAGTTCATTAGGAGAGAGGGTTTTAGTTTTGGACTTCTCGTTAGCGAGGGCTTTTTCTGTTTGTATCTGTTTTTCTTCAAGTTCTTTTATCCTTTCGTCCCGCAGAAGTATAAGCTGGTTTGTGTTATTTATCTGCAGAAGAAAATCAGAAATCTTAGCCTCGGCTTGAAGCTTGAACGATTTATATTCAGAATCAATATCTTTGAACAACTCCTCAGCGGCAGCAGCCTTTTTTTCAGACTGCAGCTTTGAATCATATAGATACAAACATCCGGCTATCAAGAGAACAATAACAACGCACAACACAAAGGTTTTCATGCTAGACTCCTAAAACCCCCTCTCCACCTCGGTTCTAATACCCTTACTTGACTGTCGTCTTCGGATGCCAAACGTCGTACAGACCACTGGCAACAAACCAGACGGAAACAGCGTACAAAAAGAATGCGCTCAGGGTGAATTGCTTGGTGAAAAGCAAGTAACCGCCCGTAAACGCACCCGATACAAGCATAGAAATAACGTAGCCAAGAATCTTCTTGGTCGCGTCACTCGCGCCCGTAAAGAGTTTCTTAATGTACTCCGTCACACCCTGAACACTCAGGATGCCCCCAACTCCCGCAAGAATAAGCTGCGTGATAATCGGGTCATAAATCATGATGTACCTCCTATTTGGTATGGTAAAGTAGCGTAAACCCTTCTCCCATCCAAGATTTGGGGAAGAGCATCAAAGAACTCTTTTGGATTAGCCGTACTGTAAGACTTTCTCTGGTATACAATTCCGTCATCCAATATTTCTTTAGCAAACCCGTTAGTATCTTTCAAAATAATAATATTGGTCCCATCAAATCCAAACGTAGCTATGATATCAACATCATCATCGTCTCTGTGTGGAAAGACAACATCAATTCCAAGCATCTTTAACCTCATTCATACTTCATAACAAATTTATTATTGCTTTTGTCGATTATTTCTCTAGCCTTCGTATCCCAAAGTCCGGGGTTTCCGGGAAATTTATCCATGGTATTTAAAATCTTTGCTCTGGTAAAAGAGTTTTCCACATGTCGTATAAGTTCTGGAGGAGACCCTATTTTTTGAGCCATAGCCATGATATCTTTCTCTCTACTGACATACCTTTCAAGCGCGGCATGAATTTTTGGAGAGATAGGTTGGTTTCCAGATTTACTTTCCGCATGCGTCATATAGTAAAAATCATGAGAAAACGAAAGATTATTATCTATGGCAATTACTTTTTTAGTAGACTCGTTTATCAAATAGTTATTCATATGTCTATCACTATTCGCTATAACTATATCCAACGCCATCATTTCGTCCCATGACTCTTGCTCAGCCCCGTTCTTACCTGTTTGTACCATACCTACCGGAGTCCCCTTCTCATCCCATCTCTGCCAAGAACCGATACCAAAGTGGTTCTCCTGAATACGATTTAGTTCATCATCTCCTTCTCCAGCTTGCACAGCTTCAATCCCGGCCTGATATCCCATCTTTATTTCTTCAATGGTCGGACCCTCTCTTATTATCGTCTCCGGAACGATATCAAACCCCATTGCTCTGCTTATAGCATAACTCAAAGCATCGCGCATCATGGATGACCCTTTATCCCCACCACCTAACGCATGCTCTTCCGGTTTATAGGCATAGGTTCTTTCTTCCCCATCCGGACCCCTAAGAACCGTCTTCCACGTTTTGCTAATGCCCTGTTTTCCATTCAGTTTAATATTGATAATATTACCGTTTAAAATAAAGTCTGCTTTGGCTTGGTCCACAAGAGGTCTAGTTCCTAAAATATCTTTGGGAATCTTTAAACTATTGGCTATTCTTCCCTTATCATTACCCCTAGCAGAATTAGGCGGCCTTCCAGAGCCGGGACCACCATTTTTACCCGGAGGACCACCCTCAATGAATCTCTTAGAGAATTCTTGAACTACCCTGTAATATCCCATCTCAGTCCTCTATTGATTCCTCATAAGGAGCATTCGACCACGACCTGCTGCCATGGTATTCAAAGGGTATAAGCTTGATAAACCGTAATCCCTCAGAAGAGAAAACAATATCTCTTGTCTTTTCATCCAAAAGAGGCTCCGCCAGCCGTTTTGTAGCAACAGCCAACGGAAAGTCTTCCGATGTTTTAATTTCAAACGCAGGCCCGCCAGAAAGGTCCGCACCAATGGCGTAGATGGGTGATTTTCCATCTTCCCACTCTGAGTTAAATATATCTACCCGTAACACTTGTCTCATTTACCCTCTCCCCAGCACATGCGGCACAGCAGCTCGGTTGTTCCGTATAAAAGTTCCACTATTACCCATATAATACTGAGTTCTCGGTAAAAACTTACCACTAGTCTTCAGTGCTTCCGCCCGAGTAAATATATCCTCTACTCCACGCATATCTGCTGCGCTCATTTTCAATTTTTTTGCAGCTTTAAATACTTTTTCCTTACCCGCTAAAAGTTTATTAATAGAATTTATAGATGACTCAGATAAAGGCTTCTCTTCGGGATTAAGTTTAAAATCGTCAAAAACACTAATTCTAATATATGGACTACCTGTCCGCTGAGGAATACAAAGTCCATTATCTATGGCATGAAGCTTACCATTTTCTTCATCAATCATAATATTATTTCCATGCCTGTCCGAATTACCTGTGATTGTATCAAGTAGAAAAAGTTTTTCTACTTGGTCCACATGAGACTCAGCAAACCTAGATTGCATCCTGTCAAATGCCCCGGCCCCATTATTTCTATCCTCCACCTCTCCGTTTATTCCCTTTATCCACCGTTGCGCAGAACCTATTCCCTTCTCTGGATGAACAAATAAATCCGTATCTGGAACTAGTCCAAGCCCCATCGTTCTATCAATAACACAAGCCAAAATCTCTCTTTTATAAAAAGTACCCTTTTCTACAAAATTTCTCAACTTTTCACCCCGAGGGATTATTAGATTTCCTTGTCTATCCCTACCCATACATTCTCCGTTCTTTGGTTTGAAGCAAGTTTTTAATTCCTCATCCCCAAATTTCATATACAGTTTGAACGAAAGGCTCGTAGCGCGGGTATCAGAATTAGGTTCTGTCCTTGACACCTCTCTAGAAATAAGGACATCCTGAAGATTGCTTCTATCTTCAGGAGCGGAAATAGTAGGATTCTGTTCCCTCGGTATTCTTCCCATATCATGTCCATACCTACTACCTACGGTTCTTCCTGAACCGGGTCCGCCTTCTAAAATATCCAAAACACCACGATTGAATCGCAGGCGTAAGATGTCGTAGCTCAATTTATTTATCACTCTTTTTTAAAAGAATAGTAATGACAGAATCATCATCAGTAGGAAATTCGTCTATTTCCGGCAACATGTCAAGCCACACAGAAAACTCATCGTCTGTTTCGATATCAGGTTCTATATTTTCTCTCATTTTATTTTGTAAATAAATGTATAAGCCCCAAAATTACCCCGAGTATGGAAATACCAGAAACGAACCAGAGTTGCCCCTGTGAAGCCTTGCCTTGGTGGCTGGACCGAAAGTCTCGGCTTTCCCGCAACTCGTCATCATACACCTTGTGAGAAAGAATTGCTTCCGCCCGTGTGAAATAATTCTTAGATTGGTCGCTCATGGCTTGTCGAAACTCATTCATAGAAGATAAACGAGCATTCATTACCTCATCGCTCTTAGCCATTTCAGCACACAGTGCGTCAAAACGGGAATCAACGTAATCTCGCAATGTAACCCAGTCTGCCCTGTGCATAACCCCATCTTTTCCTTGTGCCAATTTACCCATTAATCTTCCCACAAGTAAAAACATTCATTTTCTATCTCCTTTTATAAAAAAATCATAGGTGAACGGTCCATCCTCCTTTGTCATGACAATCGGCTTTATCATAATATCTTTTCGTTGAACCTTAATTCCTTTTTGGTTAAGAAGGTCATGAACTCCGTTAATACCCTCAAGGATTTTCCTATCCTCGTTACCGAACTGAGGAACGGACGCTATAAAGAACGATACTTTTCCACTCCTCTTGAACCAAGTCATCCCCATTTCTTTAGAAGACAAAAAGTCAACGATGTCTTTTTTAAGCTGTGGAGTTACCTTATCTTCTATTGTAAAATGAGTCATCGGACTGGCCTCCGAACCTGTAGCCGCAGTCAGCATCAGGACAGCGTCTTGGTCGTTATCCTTGGCAGTCTGAGCTATCATCGCCCTAGCCTTGCCATTACCCTTATAAGAGACAACCCATGTCGGCTCCACCCCCCCATATATGCCAGACCCAAAACTAACCTTCGCATCCCTCACACCGGGTATGGCTATGAGGATTTTCTCAAACTCCTGCATCTTCCTATAGACTTCGTGGGTAGACCCGCCAGCTCGGTAACTCGTTATTCCCACCCTTATTTCAGGCTCGGTTGAACCACTACCGCCGCCCGAAGTGTACTGGTTTCCCCTGAAAGGATGCCCCGGATTCTCACCCGAATTGGCATTACCCTCAGTGATTTTCCTAAATCTGGGTTTAACAATAACGTATGTCATCTCCCCTCCGCCATCAAAACAGACCCCTCAGGAGTGCGAAAGACAACTCCGTCATTCCTCTGAAGCCAGAAACCCCCTCTTTCTACTCTCTCTACAACCCCCACCCGAACAAGAACTCCATCTAGTTCCCAAACAGTCGCCCCAACAGGAATTGTGGCTGCAGATATCCCAAACTCCATCATGGCAGCTGGCCTGATGAGCTGCATTCCGTTATTGACCAGAGTCATTGCGTTACTGACGATATTCTCGACTGCAAATCTCGGGACCGCCCTGTATCCCGTAGCATTCATGAGGTTTATAATCTGGTCGTTCAGTACCTTCCTCTGAGTTATAAAAAATTCCTGTTCTACTCCCGCAGTAATAGCAATCTTAGCCCGAGAAGCATTCATCTGGCTAAACAAATCATCAAACAAGTCTGCCACGTTCCCGGTCACGGGCGCACCCTCGGCTGTCGTAACGAATGCAGCAAGCCTGTCCAGCCCCGTTATTATCTCCGGAGACAACGCAACACCACCAGAGCCGTCTGTGTCCTGCATGTCTTCCCGAACATAAACAAGCCTGCACAAGCAATTGAAAAGACACTCCGTATCCCCTGATTTTGGGACCGTGGGAAGAGTTTCTTTTGTATATGGAGAATTTGCTGCAATATCAAGACAATCCGAACAGTGGTCCCCAATAGGATGTCCTAGTTCCCAGTGAATCAAAACCCCATCCCAGTCCTGACCTCCAGCAACGTATCCGTTCCAGAACTGTGCCTCAAGAGAATCCGCATAATCCTCGGCGCGGGCCTCCGCTCCCTTAAGAGACTCATGATTCCCTATCTGCCCAAAGGCATTCTTTGCATACCGGGATTCCTGCCTTAGAGCAATGTTAGAGAATCGCTCATCCGGCTCCGTCATTCCCTGTGACTGATAAAATGGATTCCCAGAATGCATGGCCCCAGCATTAAACGCCTGCTTGTAAAAGTCAGGACCGAACTCCTTGAACTCCGAAAGAGCATCCGCAGGCGATATAACCCCTGCGTCTATTCTTCCAGTCAAGTCCTTCAGCCGCGTAGCAAACTCATCCTTAATATCACTAAACGCCGCCAGACCCTGCCTAGCGGCCCCACGGTCAAACCCCCCGATAGACCCCAATGCCTGACTCCATATACCCCTCTCAGTCTCCGCCTTCCACCCACCACCAAAGAGGAACTTGCGGCCCTCGGTAAGCCAGAACTTATCAATCTCCTCTGTCAGGACCATCGAGTTACCGGGGATTTTCCTAATCAATCCCAACCTCCGGTTCTCATCTTTGAGACACGATTTAACACCCTATCCACCCTCCTTGCCTGACGAGACCACTGCCTAGCCCACTGGACAGTCGCTTTCTTTGCGGCTGGAGAGGCGGCATTAGATGACCGAACTGCCAATATAGCATTCTTGGACCCCTCCTTCCTCCAATCCCTTTCTCCCTTGAGTATTTTTATCTGCTGTACCGTAGAAGGAGTGTTTTTAAGGGCATTTATAAGTTTATTCAATCTGTCTTTCGTAGTTTCTTTGGGAGGATATGTCCTCGTCTGATTATCGTCGGCCCGGTAAGGACTTTTAGCCTGAAATCGTCTAAGTTTTAACTTCCGGAGTATTCTATTAACTTCTCTTGGATTTTTTGTATTCTTAATATTCTTAGCCCAAGCTTTAGGCTGAGACAACCCGGACGGTCTTCTCCCCGAACCCGGACCACCCTCTACCAGAATAGTCTCAAAATCTTCGGGGAATACTTTTCTCATTTGTGTCTCCTATGGCTTGCTATATTTATCTATAGTTCTTTTCCAGCCAGAGGATGTGTCAAAAGACATCCTTACAAGCCTATTAAATCTATGCAGCGCATACTTTTTATTGTTAGAACGAACTCTATCTCCTACCTTCTTCCACACATCTCCATATCGTTTTTGCTGAGAAGGCCAATCAGCTTTCGCTCCCGCCCTTCCCGGTCTCCGTCCACTACCGGGGCCACCCTCAAGTAAGACTGTGGTGAATTCAGAAGCATTTACTTTTCGCATTTCTTCCTCCCAGCTAACTTGACCTTCTTATCTGCTCGGTCAGTCCAGTTTTTTATAAAAGGTTTGTCCGGCTTCCTATGGAGACCAAAATTCTTCATGACTGTTTCAGAATTTCTAGGTCTGGGCTTTTTTGCACCCTCTTGAAAGTTCTCCCAGTGGACCCTTCCGCCTTGACGATAACTTACCATTCCAACCGCTTTGTACGCAGCAGCTCTCCAATTTCTATTTCCTTTCGGAGCAATAAGTTTAGCCTTACCTATTTTCAATGCACCCTTGGCAATATCTTTCTCTCCCGCAGCCCGGAGTCTTCGGACCTTATGGACCAGATAAGTTCTGGCTGTTGCCCCTCCGGGCCGTCTTCCAGAACCCGGACCACCTTCTACTAGAACAGTATTGAAATCTTCAACATTTACTTTTTTCATAGTTAGTCTCCGTACATGGGTCCGTATTTTTTAGATTTAGCAGAGGCTGACATACTATACCTCTTGCTCCACGCCTTGCTCTTCATCTTCATTCCCTTCGATAATTTTTCGGCGTTTTTCTCCATCCAACCAAGAGCCTTGATATATCTTTTTTCTCCAAGTTTTGTTTTGGCATTCCAAGATTTTGCTCTAATGACTACCTGACCAATGTCATCCCTCCTGTTGGCTAGGGAAATAAGTTTAGAAGCCGTCACTCCACTTGGCCCGACTCCCTTCCTTCCACCTCCCGGTCTACGCCCACTACCCGGACCACCCTCTAGTAAAATAGTCTTGAAATCAGACACATTTACTTTTTTCATACTATCTCCTTTTTTCCTTTTCTTAAATTACCCATGCCCAAAAACAAAGCCCGATTAGCCCGCTTTGCTATAACCTTATTTATACCAGCCCTACTTCTAGGAGAAAAATAATCCCCACTAAAAAATCTTTCTTTACGAATAGCTTTGAGTTTATCAGCAA